CTGAGTTCGGCGGCGGCGCCGGTGGCGGCTCCGTCAGCACGCCGACCGTCAGCGCCGGTGGTTCGTCTCTGTTCGGTGGCGGTGGGGGCGGCTGTGGCGGAAACCACAACGCCACTCCCGCAATCGTGGCGGGCAGCGCGGGCGGCGCGTCCGGCTCCTACACAGCCGGCGGTGGCGGCGCAGTCGGCACAGACGGCGCATCGCCCACTGCCGGCGCAAACGGGGCAGACGGCAACACCACGCGAGGCGGCAACGGCGGCGGGGGCGGCGGCACTACAGTCGCGGCCAGCACCAACGGCGCAGCAGGCGGCAATGGCGGCCGAGGCGGTGGCGGCGGTGGCGGCGGCGGCGTCGGCATGAACCCGGGCCTGGGCGGCGCTGGTGGCACTGGCGGCGCGGGCTACGCCGTGGTCTACACCTGGTGATCTGATGGCCCGGATTGGGGCGTTCGATCCAGCGCTGCGCCCGCTGGCGTGGTTCGATGCTGCCGCTGTCGCGGCCGGATGGTTCGATGACGCGTTGATCGACGCGGCGGCGTCCAGCGGAGAGGCGACCGCCTCGGCATCGCAGACTCTGGCCGCGCCAGCCCAGTCGGCGGCGGCGGCTGTCATCGTGGTCGGCCAGGCTGCACAAGCCCTGCCGGCCGCGGCGCAGTCCGCAGCCGCTGGCGTGCTGGTTGCTGCGGCAGCGGCGCAGGCCATCCCGGCGACCGCACAGACGGCAACCGCCGCGGCGCGGCTGTCCGCTACAGCATCGCAGGCGCTGCCGGCAGTGGTCCAGACCGCGGCGGCCACCGTCGGCGACGTGAGCAATGCGCAGGCGGCGCAGGCGGTGCCAGCAGTGGCACAGACAGCCACCGCGGCGGCCATCATCAGAGCCGGGTCGATCGTCGTCTGCGATCCGGCGATCAACGCGGCTGTCGCAGCGGTCCTGGTGGCCGCTTCGGCATCGCAGGCGCTGCCGGCGGCTGCAACCAACGCGACCGCCAGCATCGATTCAGGCGAGCCCGCTGTTGTCGCCGAGCGCACGTTCGTGGTCACCATGGTGGAACGGACTCGGCTTGTCAGTGCAGTGCTTCGCAGCGCCTCGTTTCCTGCCGTTCCTCGCACGGCCCATGCGCAGGCGATGCCGCGCCGACTGGACATCGACGGCGTGGACAGAAACCTCAAGGTCACGAGATGAACAAGAGTTCCCCGACGCCTGTCAGCCCTGGCGCCAAGCTGAATTGGGCATGGGACTGGTCCGCGTGGCTTGAAGACGGCGACGCCATTCAGAGCCACGAGATCACGGTCGACGCCGGCCTCACGCTGGTCGGTACGTCCACAGCTGTCGGTGCCGTCATCAGTTGCGTGTTGCAGGTGGCGGCCGACATTGCGCAGTACCAGGCGGTTTCGGCGACGTGCCGAATCACCACCACAGCCGGGCTGATCGACAGCCGGGCGATCTACATGCTGCCGTCGCAGCAGTAGCCCACAGCCAGAGGTAACCGCATGCGCCTGCTGACCCCTGCCACCAAAGAGCCTGTGAGCATCGACCAGGCCAAGTTCGCGGCCCGCCTGACCGGCTCCACAGCCTTCGACGCGATGCTGCCGATCTACATCCAGGCAGCGCGCGAGATCGCGGAGATGGAGACGCGCTGGCGCTGGATGCAGCAGACGTGGCGCGTCGAGCGCTGCGACTGGCCGTGCTCGAACGACGTGATCGAGTTAGGCGGCGCCAGCGCGGTGGCGATCAGCTACTGGTCGACGGGCAACGCCTGGACGACGATGGCCGGCGGCAGTTTCGGCTGGGCAGATGCGGACCCAGGCGTGGTGATCGGACCGCTGGTCGGACAGGCCTGGCCGTCGCTCGGTGACGTGCCGGCCGGACCGCGCATCCGCATCGATGTCACTGTCGGCGTCTCCGACGCGGCGGCCGTGCCGGCTGCGGTCAAGACCTTCATCATGGCCATGGTCGCCTACTGGATCGACAACCCGCAGGCCTACACCGAGCGGCCGCACGTGGCCACGCCGGCGGCGCTGGCGCTGCTGGACAGCCAGCGCGTGGTGTACTGCTGAGCATGGCCGCCGCGCTGAACACCCTGGTGCGCGTGATGACGCGCGCCGCGGGCACCGACGGCCTGGGCACTCCCACCGGCGGCTGGACCGTGCAGATCTGCGAGGTCTGGGCCGACATCCTGCACCCCAGCGGCCGCGAGCTGATCATGGGCGGCGGCGAGCTGTCGATCGTCAAGGCCAGTATCCGGATGCACCGGCGCGACGACGTGCTGGAAGGCATGCGGGTCTACAAGGGATCGGTCGGCTACGACATCCAGGCCGTGCTGCCCGACGACCGCAACCGCCAGATGATGATGCTGGTGTGCCAGCGCGTGGTGGCCTGAGATGGCCGGCGGCCGCGGCAGCAAGACCTTCAGCGTCACCACCGACCTGACGGCGTTCGTTGACCTGATGCAAGAGGTGGTTGACGCCAGCCACGATGCTGTGGTGCCGGCGGCGGCTGCCGGATCCGAGCTGATCTATCGCGCCACTCTGCAGGCCACGCCGCACGGCACAAAGGGCCACTGGTTCAGCGGCGGCAAGAAGGGCGGCAAGGGGCGCTACTGGTTTAACCCTGGCAACCTGCGCGCGTCGATCTACCAGGTGCTGAGCCAGGACAACACCGGCCGGGGCTTCGCGACCTTCCACATCAGCTGGAACTTCAAGAAGGCGCCCTATGCGTACATGGTCCACAACGGCACCAGCAAGGCCGCTGCGGTGCCCTTCGTGACCATGGGTCGCGAGCGATCTGCCGACGACGCCCAGACCGCCATGGGCAACACCTACCTGGACATCCTCACCCGCCGGGGCCTGCTGTCATGACCATCGAATCGGACGTGCACGCGGCCATCGCGCCGGTCTGCCCCCGCGTGTTCGCGGTGCTGGCGCCGGTGCGCACGACGCGCCCATACGTGACCGTGCAGAACATCGGCGGCGATCCCACCTACTACCTGAACCGCCAGCCGGCCGACAAGCGCGTGCTGCGCCTGATGGTGAAGACCTGGGCCAACAGCAAAGCCGAGGCGCTGGACCTGATCCGCCAGGTCGAGGTTGCGCTGATGGCCGCCACGGCCTTCACGGCCCGCGTCGAGACCGAGCCGCTGGACGACGTCGAGACCGACGGCGATCCGTGGCTCTACAGCGAACTGCAGGAGTTCGTGGTCATCGGCCCACGTTGATCGCCGCGGCCTGAGCGCCGCGGCTGCACCCCAAAGACAAGCCCGCCCGGGGAACCGCGGCGGGCTTTCTCTTGCCCGCAAGGGCGCCACCCAAGGCCCGCACCGCGGGTTGTTCAACCGACTGAAGGAGGCTCCATGGCCTACAAGTTCCCCGACGGTGCATCGTTCCAGTACAGCACCACCTTCGCTGCCGCCAAGATCATCGCCAGCTTCACCAACGCCAACCCGGGCGTGGCTACCAGCGTGTCGCACGGCTATGTCGATGACGACGAACTGCTGCTGCTCTCCGACGGCTGGGAAGACGCCACGAGTTCTGTGTTCCGCGCCGACCAGCTGACCGCCGACACGCTCAGCCTGAAGGGCCTGGACACGACCAGCACCACGTTCTTCCCGATTGGCGGCGGCGCCAACTCGACGCTGCAGAAGATCAGCGCATGGAAGGTCATCCCCCAGGTGCTGACCATCGGCACCAGCGGCGGCGATGCGCGTCGCGCCACGGTGTCGCCGCTGTCGCGCCGCACGCCGTTCAACGTGCCGCTGGGCCTGAACCCGATCGACATCAACCTGACGATCGGCCACGACGCCAGCAACAGCACCTACCAGGAGATGCTGGGCATCAGCCGCGCGCTGACGAAGTGCGCGTTCAAGCTGGTGCTGGCCGACGGCTCGGCGACCTACGGCTACGGGAACATGGTGGTGGGCACCTTCCCGAGCCTGCAGTCGGGCCGCGAGAACCAGGCCACCGTGGCCATCAACCTGCTGGGCCGCGACGTCGCGTACTGACCTGGCCACCTGAGCGGCCGCCGCCGGTGGCCGCTGCATCGAGCACCGACCCGGCGCGTGTCTCTTCTTCGCGGGAGAGCGCGCGTCGGGCACGGGCACACCACTCCCCGCGAAGGATCCCCACACCATGAGCAGCACCCCCAAGGCGCCGCGCGTCACGCTCGGCAAGCGGCCGCAGTCGTTCACCAAGACCGTCACCGGCCCGATGGCCGACGGCACTGTCGGCGAGATGTCCGTGACCTTTCGCCACCGCACGCGCACCGAGTGGGGCGCGCTGCTGGACCAGCACAAGAGCGACAAGTCGGCCCGGGCGGAAGCTGCGCTGCAGAGCTATCTGGACGCCGTGCAGGCGGCCCGGCAGGCCGGCGAATCGACCCTGCCGATGCCGCCCGGCGCCGAGGCGGCGCAGACGGCCGATGTGGAAGCCGATGCCCGCCTGGTGCTGGACATCGCCAGCGGCTGGGATCTGCCAGACCCGTACACCTTCGACAACGTCAAGCAGCTGGCCGACGAGGCGCCCGGAATGGTCGCCGCCATCGTTCGCAGCT